TTGGGTTGGGCGTTATTTATCTCAACGCCACGGGGCAAGAATCATCTTTATGAGCTTTATCAGATAGCGCTCCATTCAGAGAACTGGTTTGCAATGAAGTTGACCCTTGATGATACGCAACATATCTCTCTTGCTGAGATTGAGCGTGAGCGTGCAGAAGGGGTAATGTCAGAGGATTTGATTCAGCAGGAATATTATACAAGTTTCGATATGGGTGTAGAAGGAGCCTATTATGCAAAATATATGGATAAAATGCGTCTTGATGGGCGCATCGGTGACGTGCCTTATGAGCCAGGATTCAAAGTCAACACAGCTTGGGACCTTGGTGTACGCGACTCGACAACAATCATATTCTTCCAAACCGTGGGAACCACCATTAGAATCGTGGACTGCTACGAGAACTCCAAAGAAGGCTTGGACCATTATGCCAAGGTACTCGCAGCGAAGCCATACCTATATGGTAAGCACATTGCCCCTCATGACATTGCCGTCAGGGAACTTGGATCGGGAATGACCCGTATCGAGAAGGCAAAGCAACTTGGCATAAAGTTCACTATAGCGGATAATATATCTATCGTTGATGGTATAGAAGCAGTGCGATCAACGCTCAATAAGGTATGGATAGATCAGAAGTGCGTGCCGCTTATTAAGGCGCTTGAGAACTATAGACAGGAGTATGATGTTAAGAACAGAGTCTACAAAACGCAACCTTTACATAATTTTGCTAGCCATTTTGCTGATGCAATGCGTTACCTTTGCGTTTCTCTTCCAAAGACACGAGATGGTCTTAGTTCCGAAGAGCTGGATAGAAGATATCAAGAGGCCGTTATGGGATCAAATGCTGGATTGCCCAGTGTGTTTCGAGACGATTTAGGACGGTATTAGATGGAAAATTTCACTGAATGGATGTCATTTTCAGTAAAAAAACCAGAGGCGGAGCGTCTAGTTCTCATAAAAATTTCTAGCTTTTACGAACATAATGACGATTTTGACCCGAGAGAATTTTTATTTTTGGGATATTACTATGAACCAAATTGCGTATATCTTACTATACGAATAGATAAAAACTTAGAAGCGGATGGCCTTTGTTGGAAAGCTCATAAAGATCACGATTTAGAAGATATGCTTTGGTATAAAGGCTGAATCTATAGTATAAAAAAGGACAGTATGAAGCAAAGTGATTTGAATAACTATCAGCCGCACGCGCAATCGCTCAGTATGAAGCTGGGAAGGCATATCATTGCTCAGTTAAATGACTTTGCTATGAAGGAATCTATGCGTAGACAGCAGAAGGTCACCATGACTCTGCTTATTAAAGAAGCGATTAAACAGACATACCCATTTATAAAGGATTAATGTATGAATATAAAACCATTGCATGAGTTTGTTTTGATTGTAAAAGATGCCCTATCAGAAAAGACTGAGGGAGGTATTATAATAAGCCCCGAAAAAGATGATAGCACTACTCGAACTGGTATCGTTATGGCGATCGGTAACGACGTAGATAGTAAATGGAGTGGCATTGCTAAAAAGAAACGTGTGCTCTTCAATAAATATGCTGGCATTGCTTTGAAAGATAATCAGCTTTTGTTAAAAGAGGAAGAGATTTTGGCTATTGTAGAAGATGTGAACTAAAAATGGACTACCAACTAGGTAGCCCATACGTTCATAAGCTAGAGAAAATCAATCGTTCACCGACGGGATTATTCTACTTCATAGCCTTCCCTTTCTTGTAGTGGTTTATCTTGCTTAGAGTATATAGAATATTTCAGCTTTTTATCTGTGTAGCCATACGCTACACTCCTTGGGTGCCCCTTGAGAAACATCAACTCGAGGGGGACTTTAAAAAGCTTCTTGTCACTTGGCCTGTATCGGAGTTCGGTATGGGCCGCTTCAAACTGTTTTATGTGATGAGATCTCCGACCTATCCAGCCATGAAGGGCTTCACCTTGTGGCTGGTTTTTTGATTAGGATTTGTGAATGAAAAAACACGGTGAAATAAAAGAAAATGGAAAAACAATCGGCGAAATATGCTCTCGTTGTCAGGAGATAACTTACCATGAAGAAGAATGGGAAGGGACAGGAAAACTTCAAGTATTTCATTTGCCAGAATATTATTTTCCAAATCCTCCTAGGCCGCCAGCTCTCACTGTTAATGGTGATTTGGTTTTCATGTGTAGCAAATGTATGCTCGAATTAGCCCCTCAATTTTGCGCAGCGAATATCGAAGTTGTGCTCAAAAATATATAAAGTCTTTAATTCTTGCTTTAGCGCGATCCTCTTCGTAGACTAGGTCTAGACTTCTAAAAGGGAGACGACCATTCTATTTCCAGAACTTGGACCCCAATACTACGACACGCATGACAAAGCGATTCTCTCCCGCATGGAAGCCTTCTATGCAGAATCCATAACCGTGAACCAATCATTCTGGGGAGAGGCTGATACAGACACTAGATTTGAGTCAGGTGATCAGGCTTTATGGAATGATCTCTATGGCAACCTTCCTGCCAATCGTAAGCGTACGTTTAATTTTAATCGCATACGGCGCGTTATACAGATGATTACTGGTCATCAAAGACGCAATCGTAAATCAACTATCGTTATTCCCGTAGAGAATGCTGATGATAATACGGCAGACCAATTTACCAAGGTACTCAACTGGATTCATCGTCAAGAAGGCGTCCTTGAGACCATCTCTGAATCATTCCAGGGCTCTCTGATTACCGGTATGAACCTGCTCCAAGTGTGGTTGGACTTTAGATCAGATCCCGTTTCAGGAAATATTCGGGTCGATAATTGTAGCTACAACAGCTTCCTGATCGATCCTTACTTTAGAAAAGCTGACCTGTCCGACTGTAATGCGCTCTGGAAACGATCATTCATCAATAAGCGTGAGGCTCTATCGCTTATGCCTGATAAAGAAGAGATGATCATGAGCCTCTATGGTCAGGATGCCCGTGATGGGAAATTTCAATTTCAGCCAGAAAATTATGCGTTCTCGGGCCTTAAAAACTTACTTACCTATGATGAGTTTTATTACCGTGACTATCGTACTCAGCGGATGCTCATCGATTCCCAAACGGGAGAAACAACTGAATGGCGCGGCAATGATGAAGAGAAACTTAAACTATTTCTTCAGTCATACCCGTCAGTTACTGTTGTCCAACAAGAGATTCCGACCGTCAAGCTTGCCATCGTTCTCCAAGGCAAAGTAATGTATGATGGCGCTAATCCTTTAGGCATAGACGCTTATCCCTTTGTGCCAGTATGGTCTTATTACCGCCCAGAGATGCCCTATTTCCCCTATAGAATTCAAGGAGTCGTTCGTGGTTTGCGTGATGCTCAGTATCTCTATAATCGTCGTCGTATTATCGAGCTTGACATTCTGGAGTCTCAGATAGCTTCAGGCTGGAAATACAAAGAAAATGCCCTCGTGAATCCAAAAGATATATTCATGAGTGGACAAGGTAAAGGTCTTGCGCTTAAAGAAGAAGCACAGATGACCGACGTTGAACAAATACTCCCACCACAGATTCCACCATCAATGATTCAATTGTCGGAGCTCCTAGCCCAAGAAATTACCCAAATCAGTGGTGTGAACGAAGAGCTACTCGGTTCAGCGTTGGACGATAAAGCTGGTATTCTTTCAATGCTCAGACAAGGCGCTGGTTTGACGACGCTTCAAAGCCTATTCGATAACTTAGATCGTGCACAGAAGCAGCTTGGTGAGATTATGGTAGATATTATTCAGAACAACTTCACGCCAGGCAAAGTTAAAAAGATCCTCAACGGCCAAGAGCCAGCCAGACAGTTTCACGATAAAGCATTCGGTAAATACGGCTGCGCTATAGAAGAAGGCCTTAATACTACCACTCAAAAACAGATGCAATTTGCGCAATTATTACAGTTGCGGGAAATTGGGGTTCCCGTTCCTGATGACGTATTGCTTGAATCATGTACTGTCCAAGACAAACAAAAACTCATTCAATCGATCCAACAAAATCAACAGCAACAACAACAAATGCAAATGTCTCAGGCGCAAGCTGCTATGCAAGAACAGGCTGCCCGTACCGAGCTCGCGCATGCCCGTGCTGAAGCAGATCGTGGCCTTGGTGCTGAACGCTATAGCCGTATCGATGAGAACAAGGCACTTGCTGAAGAACGTAGAGCAGCTGCAATCAAGGACAATGACATTGGGCTCTTGAACTTGATTAAGGCGTTGAAAGAGATTGATAGTGTTGAAATTGATCAGTTACATAAATTAATGTCGCTCTCTTCTATGCTGGAAAATGGCGTGGAAGCATCAGCTGCGTCTTTGGGTAAGACCAAAGAAACAAAAGCGACTCCTCATAAGAAAAACCAATCACCTGCGCGGAGTGTTTCCGTGAGGTAGTTAGAGGTTAACCCTTGTCCAGTAATCCTGGGCAGTTACTACCGGAGCCAAATATGGCAAAAAGATACCACAGCGGCAAAATGATGGAAAAACACGAATACTATGCGGGTGAAGAATCACGCAGAAAGCAAGAGCATGAAGATGGTGGCATGATCAAAGAAGATCATTCAGCTATCGCTAATCTTCCGCAAAGTGTGATGATGAAACCGTATCCAAGACCAGGCGGCTACATGCCAGAAGATCTTGATGATACCATACGCGGTATTGATGAACAAATGGGTGCTGATAATAGCAAGCGCAAAGCCCACTTCCACCCAAAGAAAGTTTAGTCAATGATTATGCCGCGACCTAAAGGCAAAGCAGAACGAATAGCATGGGCTATTCTCGGCAAACCTTTAGCGATGCAAAAAAGTAAGAAATCCCCGAAGCGTGAAGCTATCGAAAAAAGACTGGTCTTCGAAGAAACTACGCGAGTACGGTAATCTTTCTATTAATGGACACATCTAAGTAAAGGTAATTTGATTTGTATCCCTTGGTGTGTCCATTAATTATAGGAATTAAAATGATAAAACAAGCCTATGACGAATCTGAATACATAGAGAATGTAGGCCCTTCTAGAGAAGAAATGTATCGGCAACGTGCTTTGGAATATAAAATTAGATTTGAGACGGAAATGGAAGAAGAAGATCCTGAATATTTGCAATCCGAAGCATATAAAAAATCCGAAGAAAAACAAAGGATAGAAAGCGAAAATTATATAAAAAATTATTTGAGGAACTAAAATGATCAAACAAGCAGATCCCCGCAGATGGCAGGAGCGTGCTGATGGTGCTATGGTTCGTGAAGACCATTCAGCCATGGCAAATTTGGCTCCAGAGGGCTTCCAAAGAGAGATCCCTCACCATGACATTCCCCATGATCCAAGAAGAGGCTATGGCAGTCCTATGATGGAAGGGATGGAAATAACATTTGTTGCTGGAATGAAAGGTAAATGATGAACAAAAAACTTATGAAGAGCATAAAAGATGCTCATAAAGACAAGCATCCTAAGAAGAAACACAAAAAAGCACCAAAAGGTGATGAAAAGAAGCATCATCATGAGAAAAAAGCCATAAAAGAAGCTATGAAGCATAAAGATGTGCTTGGGGCTGGTGCTAAAAAAAGAAAACATCTGAGCGGAAAGAATAAAATTAAGACCGTGATGGAAGAATTTAAGCGTGGTACTTTACACAGCGGCGGCGGTCCTAAAGTAACCAATCCTCGCCAGGCTATTGCGATTGCTCTGAATTCTGCGAGGAAGTCGAAGAAGAAATAGATTTTCTAAATTTGTGCTCTTCTTTCTGATGTTCAGAATTGGAGAGCACTGCTAGATTTTCTAATCTATTATCCAATGAATCTCCATTGATATGATGCACATGTTCCCATGTCTCGAGCTTTCTTCCAAGATATTTTTCCATTAAATATCTATGCTCTCTGACGCGTTTGCCATCAACAATAATATATTTATATGTATGATGAGGTCTTCCTGTTTTTTGAAATTTATATTGCGCATATTGAGGCAAATGATTCTTAGCCAAGCAGGAGCGAGAACAGTATTTTACTTTGCCATTTTTTATTCTGTACTTTGGTACATAAAAATTTTTTTGACACACAAGGCATTCGCGCGTATCACCAGTCTTTGGCCTAAAAACACGTTTATTATAATCCATGTTCTTAAAAGAAAAAGATGCTTGGCACTTATGGGAACAGAATGATACTCTGTCTTTAGTATCTATGAAATCTTGATTACAGTTTTTGCATTTCTTCATGATATTAGTATACCACAATGCAATGGCTTCGCAAGTTGCGATCGGATACTCTGAAGCAAGAAAATCGCGTAAGAAATAGATCTCTCATTTTTTCTATCTAGGCAGAAAGGCACCAAGTCCCAACTGCCTAGATAAGTCAGTGCGATCCCTAACCACAGAGACCACTGAGGAGACATTACTCTTTATATTTGCACTTATCGCAACACTTGCAGGGTTCAAAGCGGATATTTTCTACCCATGGCTGCGCGCCTGGAAGATATTCTCCCGCCTCTTTTTCGTCGAGCATCTCTTCTATAGCCATAGCCCACTCATAATAGAGACTATAATCGCTTATAATAGAGCCGGCGCGCCATAAGATTTCTTCGTTTTTAGTCTCGTTGTACCATCTTCTCAGAATGATATGGCATACCTGCATAGCCTCTGCACCGGTCATGAGTTGTTGCATGTACTGATGCTCATCCTTTGAATGTAATTCTTCACGAGATCCAACTAGATTTATATTATATTCATATTTCTTGGTTTCCATGTCTTCGCCTTCGGCTTCGTCAGGTTTCACCATGATTCCTCCTGCATAACATAATTATATCAAAAGTATAAAATGTTACAAATTGCTACCTTTATTTATCTTATTCTGGATAACTTCTATCTTCTTTTGCTCCATAGCGACATAGTGGTTCTTTATCATGCGCTCTGCTTCTAGATCATGCACTGTTATATCACGTGGTGCCTGAGGTAAAAAATAATGCTCGCCAGGTAAAAGGTCTGCTTCAATCATTTCCGTAAAAAGAGGAGAAGAAGAAGCGTATTGTGAGTTAAGCGCAGAACTAATTACGCCTGCTTTCAACGTTTTATCGACCCATCCTACGTCCTTCCCTTTAGGCTTTTTAAATCCTGTTGGCGCCACTAATTTATTTGTCTTTGGGCAGAATATAAAACGAACTTCATTGATACCACAATTCATGATTTCACCATTATTGTCGGTCTCAGCCCATTTTTGTAATCCTGTTTTGGGGCAATCATAGGTATAGAGATGTTTTCCGCTTTTTGGATTTTGACCATGCCATACACCTTTTTCGATGCTTTCTATAGCATGAGCAACGTTTTCTGGGGTGTAATATTTGTAGTGACCCCATTGATCCTTATAACCATGAGGATTATTTCCTTGTCCATCTAGTGGTCCAGGTTGATAGATCTTCTTCCCAAGCTTTACCGGATTATCTGAGGGTTGTAGACGAGCGGGCAAGTCTGAGTGAGGAGTAACATGAGACTGCGTCGGTTGAGGCGTTGGCGTATGTACCGTCTCATGTATTTGACGATGAACAGCGGATTCTCTTGCTGCCTTTGCCGCTGCTTCTTGTATTTCATGAGCTATTCTACGTTGATTGCCATGATATTGACCTAATTTGTAAGCACCATAACCCGCACCGCCAACTACAACGGGAACAATAACATAAGGACTTGTAACTACAGCAACGACATATGGCGTAGCGGCTACAATGGCGCCTTTTGCTGCTGCGGCGGCTGCTACTGCGGCACCTTTTATGGATCCCCACATGCCCATTGTTGCGGCTCCTGCGCCTGCAACTTCTAATGCGCTCGGCCCTGAAGGCGCAACATATCCCGCCGGTGGTTGAATACCGTTAGGCACGGTCGGAGCAGCAGCTGGCGTGAATGCAGGAGCAAACATCGGGCTCAGCGGCTTTGTTCCGGCGTTATTTAATATATTGAAGGAAGGTAAGCCAGTGCCGGGGCCGGTAACGGTCGGAGTTACAAGCGGAGTGTTTCCTTGAAGGCCGCCAAGCATTGGTGCACCCGCTATGGTTGTTATAATAGAAGGGCTATTGGCGGGAGCTGGTGTAGGAGTTGCTACAGGAGTTGTTACTATGGGAATTGTCGAGACCACCGGAGCTGGCGTAGGGACTGGAGTGGGTGTAGAAACGACCACGTCTACGCGAGGCGCTTCCGTCTTCGCAGAAGCTACGTTTGACACGATTTCGGGTTTCACAACCACAGGAGCTGCGACAGGCTGCACGGGAGTAGGGGTTGATGTTTTTGGCGTTGATTGCGGTGATTTAGCAAATCCCTGTACGGCTTTAGGATCTTTTATATAATATTCATTGGGTTGCGGAATACCGACAAATTGACCCCTCTTATCTTTAGTCATGGCGCGGGACAGATCTTTATTTAATGCTTCTATTTCTCTATCGCGTTCCAACTCTTTAGAGGATGGAGCTAAAAGATCTTTCACAAGGGTGAGGGCGCTTCCACCAGTAGAAGATCCAACACTCGAAGAAGATTTGCCATTACCACCGCCACCACCATCCCCCTTAATATGTGAATTTTTAAATTCTATAAGAGGAACTTGTGCTGCTTTAGGCTTTTGCTTTTCCATCTCCACATAAGTGTAGGGTGATTGCGGGGTATCACCTGCTGACAGTAGGGTATTTAAAAGAAAAGAGAGAGATAAGGCTCTACATAACATAGAGAATCCTTTGGTTTTATGAGGTTAAAATCATCCAGCCTTCACCCTATGGGCTCCGGCGGACATGCTGCTTATGCCCATTACCCAAACCAATGAGACAACTTTAATAGAAATAAAAAGAATTTCAATGAAAACAACAAAACGCAACAAGCGCAACAAAAACGCAACCATGTGTTTTTTATCAAAAGCGTGTTATTTTCAATAAAAGTGTTGCAAAATAGTAAAAAGGGGCACATTGCAATGACGGAAAAAAGGAAGGAAACTGTTGGGAAGCTGTCTTCGGAATTGCTGCAAAGAGATACTTACGCCGATCATTCAGCCGGCGAACAAATGCAGGCACAGTTATCAGATTATGAGAGCAACCTCTTTGATCGTGTTGTTCATGGTAAAACTGTTTATCCCAGTGATTTTTATCTGGTTGTTATTGCCAAGCGCGAAAAGCTAATGCCCAATGCATTTAGGCTCTATTATTTCCATAGAATAAGCTGTCCGTCTCCTGATTATGACCAGACGGTTTATAAGTACCACCGAAAAGATGATGCGTTAGAGTTCTTATGGGTGGTGCCTGCAAAGCCCGTTATACAGGAGATGATTGCGCATAAGCACGAGCTGGATCCTTCTCTCTTTCAGCTTTTGAAGTTTGTTATTGAATTTGTTGACGGAACGCTCGATAAAAAAGCCCGAGAACTGAATGGTGAGCCATTAGTCACCATAGCCCCTATAGTATGAAAGGAAGTAGATGGCTGAAGAAAATAAGAATACGGTCGAAATAGTAGCGCCGAATGCTCAAGATATCTTAGAGATACCACGCATGGAGGAATCTACACCAGAGCCAGTGCAAGAAGCCGCGCCAGCACCACAACCAACACAGGCACAAGAGCACCAAAGCGCAAAGGACAAAGAGTCTAACCTTCTTTATTTAAGAAAACTGGCTGACCAGGCTGCCCGTGAGCGTGACGATGCATTGAGGCGACTTCAAGAGATAGAGCAGCAAAAAGCGGCAAAAGTTGAGTCTTATGACGAAGATATTATCATAAAAGATGATGAGCTTGTCGAAGGTAAACATCTCTCTAAATACGCTAAAAAGATAAAACAGCTTGAAGAACAACAACGCCAATATATACGCCAGACTACCGAATCTACCGCGGAAATGCGGCTAAAAGCCCAATATCCTGACTTTGATAAGGTTATGACTATGGAAAATGTACAAATGTTCAGCGCGGCATATCCTGAACTTGCCAAGACTATAAATGCCTCGAATGACCTTTATGAGAAAGCATCATCTGCGTATACCCTTATCAAGAAGTTTGGCATATATAATGATCAGCCCTTTGAGGCAGATAAACAGAAAGCGCTTGCAAATGCAGCAAAGCCTAGACCTCTTGCAAGCGTATCTCCACAGCAAGGAGATTCACCTATGCAGCGTGCGAATGCTTTCTCTAATGGATTAACTGCTGAGCTTAAAGAACAGCTTCTCAAAGAGATGAATGAAGCGCGCAGAGGATATTAAGTCGCCTTTTTTGTGGTAGGTAACACTATCATACAGGACCAGAAGTTTGAAACTCTTCTGGTTCTTTTTTATTTTGGAAAATTATAGAAGGGAAAGCTGTTTAAATACTCCATTTTCTTTATTAATTCATCTCTATATTCGATGATATCAGGAGGCAATTGTTTTTTATTTTTCGAATCATTTTTTACACCTATTATTGATTCTCTAAATTTTATCATTACTTCTATATGGTCTTTCTTGGTACGCATTGATTCTTTAAGCCGCGGCAATATTTCGTCTAAAATGGGTCCCGTTAATGTTATTCTGTGTGTAGCGTTTTTTGATATTGGATTTTTATGTATTTGAGTAGAAGAATCGCCGTCGAATAATTCTTTATTTATATAATCTATTATTTTTTTATCTCTATGGTCGATGGTCAAGATACACCTAAATATCTCTTGTCCTGTATTTATGGGTTGCTTTTTTATATAAAAACTCGCACTTTGGTCTAATATACCTGAGAGATATGTTATAAATTCTTGAGATATGTTACTTCTCAGCTTTCTATAGTTTCTTTTCATGCCGCTCCTTGCATTAAATCTCTTTCTTCTGATATTTTACTATTATCTCGGAAGGCGTATAGAGTCTCGCCAACTCATATCGTTCGCGTATCGGGCCTCGCAAGCTCTCTCGTCCGCGTATCACGCTTCGCAAGCGTCGAGTCAAAAACAAATCTATTTCTAAATAAGAAGGAGGCTACTGTGGCTATTACCACTACTAGCACGCTCCCCGCGCCTGAAATTTTATAAACGGGCGCATTAAACCTTGGGTGATTACATGGAAAGTCTAAACATATTTTCACAAGACTGCTATACTTATACAGGTAGTGTTTGTATTCAGAAAGGTGATTATATGCAAGATAACCAGAACCAAACGCATTGGATTTACGCAGCCGCAATTATGGATTCAGATGGATGTTTTATGATATCCCGCTATAAACGTGGGCACAGATACGATTACTTACCAAATGTGAAAATATCTATGATCAATAATGGGTCTATCAATTATATCCAAAAAGAAACCGGCTTGGGCTACGTGATGATCAATGGCACTCGGCCTTCGCGTCCTAATAGTCTGCCTCTATATGAGTGGAGAATTACCAATAAGATAGATCTAATAACTTTCCTGAATGGGATTATGCCCTATCTTCAAAATAAAAAAGAACGGGCACAACACTTATTAGACTTTTGTAGGATTGGTAACTTCAAAGAATATGGGCAAAGACATATTAGATTGACGCAGGAAGAGTTAAATTATCGTGAGCAAGCGTATATAAAAATGCGAGAGCTTAACGCTAATAAAGTAGGTGCAACGACTAAGTCCTGAGGGCCCGAGAGGGCATGCGATAGTCTAATCTCATAAGAAATTATGAGAGGGAGATTCGAAGAAGTTTCCCCGCCCGCAAGGGTCAGTAAGGTGGAACGACACCTGAAAGTAATAGAATGGTTCAGCAGTCGTTCAGCTATAAGTTGCTGTCCGTACCTGTTCCGAACATGATCCACAAGATACCGGCAATGAAAAAGCAAATGCCGCGTAACGGTGGTACTACTTTACGTATGCGTCGATATAACCCGTTAAATACTGCGATGGTTCCATTAGGGAACAGTGGTGTAACGCCCCCTGCGCAAAATCTAACGGCGGTGGATATTGATGCAAAGATCTCGTTTTACGGTAAAAGTGCCGTAATAGTTTAGCACGGTTTGACTTATGTCCAGCTAAACGAGCAGGTTAGAAATAGTTCTTTGAAATATTTGGTTTTGTAGAGCAGATAGCCTGCTTTAAATCCGCTCTGATTGACTTAGAAGGCCTAACATATAAGATGAGGCTGATAAGGGCGAAGATATTTATTTTAGGATATGCATGGAATGGATTTCAGTTAAAGAGAGATTGCCCAAGAAAGATGAAACGAGCAACGGATCGATACTTGTGGTTAATATGAAAAGAGGAAGCAATTCTGTGTTTCTTGCTCAATATGCAGAAAGCGAAGAATGTTTTCTTCATACTGATCCAAAAGTAACCGTTGGCATATTAGGTGATTACTGCCCTGTTGAAATAACTCACTGGCTGCCGATCCCTAAACTTCCTAAAAAATAAATATCACGCTGAGAGACTGAGGCGAGTGGACACCGAAAGGTGAAGCGACAGTCCGAACCCATAAGAGACTATGGGAGGGAGGAATAACAAGACTCCCCGCCAGAAATGGTCACATAAGTAACAGAATGTACCCTACAGAACCAAGATCCCGTAAAAGTTTAATGCGGGATTAAAATCTCTGGTAATTGACTTGGAAGGCCGCTGGGCTAACAAGGCGCAAGCGTAAAGGTAGCGTGATCGACTAACCCCAGAGACCCTATAAAAAGGGATGTGATAGTCAGAACCGTGACTATATGTGAAATCACGGAGGATGGGTCGAAGAACCTGTCCCGCCTAGAAATAGGTCACAAAAGTAACAGAGTGTTTAAACGAATGTGCAGCACGACTTGGTGTATCGCTCCGTCAAACGGAAGATCAACTAACTCGTGACATGCTAGCATCAACAGCGTCGTTTATTAACTGTGTTGGTGGAGTAAATGGTGACATACCGACTGAAATCACTCGTTCTGATGTTGATGAAGTGGTGCGAACATTGCTTGATAACAATGCGTACACCATCATGGATAGACGTGTTGTCCATGTAAAATCTTCTCTGATAGACTTGGAAGCCGAAGTGGCAATTAGCTAACCGGTAACAAGGGGCAAGATTATGAACGGATTCATGGAAAATGCATGCAGAGAATATCATCATCAAGTTTTAAACTTGGCTGATGCAATTTTATTTTCTGATTATCTCCAAGAAAAGAATGGTACTAAATTGGAGATGCTTAGAGAAATACTTATAGATCATATCGATGAATGCACTTCCTGTAAGCCTTCTATTCAGCCTGATCGCAGTAAGCGAGAAGACGCTAACTTTAAAAGCTCTATGGCAATTGCAAGAGCTATAAAGAAGCGATGCGGTACTCAGAACACTGATGATAAGTCAGTGAGGGAAGTGCAATAGGCTTCCTCGCCTTATGGATAAAACTGTAAGGTCATACAAGTAACAGATTGAACATTGAAGGCGAAGATAAGTTCGGTACAGCGCCGGTTCGTGATGCATACTTTGCATTATGCTCAACTAACCTGACTGGTAACCTTGATGCAGTATCTGGTTTCATTCAAAAGAACCAATATCCTGCGCCAATGAATGCGTTACGTTCAGAATGGGGTGCGATTGGAAACCTTCGTTTCCTTATCTCATCCATTGGTTCACAAGTATTACAAGGCTCATCCCTTGGTAATACTGTCTACAACATATTCTGTGTGGGTATGGAAGCGTATGCATGCATCGAACAAGATGGCTATAGCGCAAGCTTTATCTATCGCCCACCTATATATGATGGTCCATTAGCGTTGAACGCTTCTGTGGGCTTCAAGTTTGCTGAAGTGCCGCGTATAACCAATGAC